TGTTTATGGAGATCCACTAACACGTATTGTTTGCAAAAGTACAAAGGATTTTCGTAAGGAAGTTGCTATTAACAGAGATAAAAAACTTTTTGAAAGCGACATTAATCCTATATTCCAATGTTTGAGCGAAAACTATCTTAACCAAGATGCTCCTAAACTAAACATTGCGTTCTTTGATATTGAGACAGACTTTGATCCAGAGCGTGGATTTGCTGATCCTAGTGATCCGTTCATGCCTATTACAAGTATAAGTGTATACTTACAGTGGCTTGAAACAATGGTGTGTTTGGCAGTTCCGCCTAAAACACTTACTATGGACGAAGCAAAGAAAACACTTGAAGGCATTGAAAACGTAATGTTATTTGAAAAAGAAGGTGAAATGATTGACACTTTCTTAACGCTAATTGAAGACGCTGATATTTTGTCAGGTTGGAACAGTGAAGGTTATGATATTCCGTATACTGTAAACAGGACAAGTCGTGTACTAAGCAAAGATGACACACGTAGATTCTGTTTGTGGGGACAGTTACCTAAGAAACGTGAGTATGAGAAGTTTGGTAAAACAGCTCAAACCTTTGACCTAATAGGCAGAGTGCATTTAGATAGTTTGAATTTATATCGTAAATACACATATGAAGAAAGACACACATATAGACTTGATGCCATTGGCGAAATCGAAGTTGGCGAGAACAAGGTTCCTTATGAAGGCACTTTGGATCAATTGTACAACAATGACTTTAGAAAGTTCATCGAATACAACATACAAGATACCGCACTACTGGACAAGCTGGACAAAAAGCTAAGGTTTATTGATCTTAGTAACGAACTAGCACATGCAAATACTGTTTTGCTACAGACCACTATGGGTGCTGTTGCTGTTACAGAGCAAGCGATTGTTAATGAAGCATGGAATAGAGGCTTACAAGTTCCTAATCGTAAAAGATATGATGATGAATCAACACAAGCCGCAGGTGCTTATGTTGCATTTCCAAAAAAAGGCTTACACAAGTGGATTGGATCTATGGATTTGAATTCACTATATCCAAGTGTTATTCGTGCATTAAATATGGCTCCAGAAACTATTATAGGTCAGATACGTCCAGAGATTAGTGACAGTCGTGTACATGAAGATATGACGCTGAAGAAGAAGTCATTTGCAGGCAGTTGGGAAGGACGCTTTAGTACAGAAGAGTACGAAGCGGTTATGGAACAAAAACGAGATGTTTCATTAACAATTGATTGGGAATCAGGTGGAAGTGATATACTAAGTGGTGCTGAAATATACAAAGTAATCTTTGATAGTAATCAACCTTGGATGCTTAGTAGTAATGGTACTATCTTTACAACAGAGTTTGAAGGTGTTATTCCTGGTATCCTAAAGCGTTGGTACAGTGAACGTAAAGAACTACAAGCACAACTTAAAAAAGCAAAAGATGCAGGTAATGCAATTGAAATTGAATACTGGGACAAGCGACAGCTGGTTAAGAAGATTAACTTAAACAGTTTATATGGTGCTATCCTTAATCCAGGTTGTAGATTCTTTGACAAGCGTATTGGACAGTCAACTACACTAACAGGTAGAACTATTGTTAAGCATATGAGTGCTGAAGTTAACAAAGTTATTACAGGTACATATGATCATGTTGGTGAAGCAATGATTTATGGTGATACAGATAGTTGTTACTTTAGTGGATACCCTATACTAAAAGAACAAATCGATAAAGGTAGTATTCCTTGGGATAAAGATAACGTAATTAAATTGTATGATCAAGTATGTGAAGCGGCTAATGAAACATTTCCTGGATTTATGCAAGATGCATTTCATTGTCCTAAAAGTAGATCAGACGTTATTGCGGCAGGTAGAGAAATTGTTGCTGAAAGCGGATTGTTTATTACTAAGAAACGTTATGCGGCACTAGTATATGATATTGAAGGATTTAGAAGTGACGGAGATGGCAAAGCAGGCAAAGTAAAAGCAATGGGCTTAGACTTGCGTAGATCAGATACTCCTGTGTTTATGCAAGAGTTCTTGAGCGAGCTACTACTAATGGTACTCACTGATAAACCGCAAAAAGACATACTTGATCGTATTACAACATTCCGTAAGGAGTTTAGTGATCGTCCTGGTTGGGAGAAAGGTTCACCTAAACGTGCAAACAAAGTTGGACACTATCAGCGTCTTGAAGAAAAACTAGGCAAAGCAAACATGCCTGGACACGTAAGAGCAAGTATTAATTGGAATACACTTAAACGTATGAACGGAGACAAGTATTCGCAAGAGGTTGTAGATGGTATGAAAGTTATTGTTTGCAAACTTAAACAGAACCCACTAGGGTATACAAGTGTTGCGTATCCGACGGACGAACTACGTATTCCAGACTGGTTTAAAGAACTACCATTTGACGATGCGGCTATGGCATCTACAATTATTGATAACAAACTAGACAACTTAATTGGTGTGCTCAACTATCCACTAGAGGACACAAAACAAAATACTACATTTGGTAGTTTGTTTGAATTCGGAGAGTAATATGAAAGTTAGCATAAGTGATATAGGTGGTGAAGTTGTTAAACAAGATGAACGATATATTGTTAAGGATAATACATCTCTAAACAATCTTGTTGTAAGTAGTACACGATTACAGCCACGTAAAGCAACAAGTGGACATTCACATGCTGGACAAGAAGAAGTATATTATTTTATTGAAGGCACAGGCAAAATGGAACTTGACGAAGAAATGATCAAAGTTGAGCCAGGTGATGTTGTTCTAATTGAAGATGATGTATATCATCGTGTACACGCAGGCATGCACGAAGAATTATATTTTGTATGCGTATTTGACGGGAGTAGACATGTTAAAAAATAGTCCTATAAACCATTTACAACAGTTAATGTGTATCACAATGGAAGAGTGTGGAGAACTTACACAACGTTGTTCAAAAATAATGCGAAAATACAAAACACTTGATCAAGCAGATGACGAACAGATTAAAAAACTTACTGAAGAAGTAGGTGATGTATTATGTATGATAGGGTTAATGGTCGACAATGATGTAGTTAAGTGGGACGACCTACAAAAAAGGGTTGAATATAAAAAAGAAAAACTTAAGAAGTGGAGTACATTAGTATGATTGATGGTAGAGATTTATGGTTTCCGGATTATGTTTGGACCGGCGATGTAAAAGAAGTAGATAATACTATTATAAAAGACTATGCTCAAAGTGTTTTAAAAGAAAAAGCAATGCTAAGAGCTTTGCATATAGATGATCGTCCATGGAAAGTAGCAGATCTTAATGTAGAAGAGTGTTTAGAATTAAAGAAACTTACTGATATAATTACAAATGATATACATAAAATATGTAATGAAGTTGGTTTGATGCCAATGCATCTTTTGAATATATGGATAAACGAAAATCCGCCAGGAGTTGAAAATCCAGTACATACACATTTACACCATGCAGATCAAATGGGAGCATTATTCAGCGGAGTTTACTATGTTGAATGTGATCCTGAACTAGACCAAGGTGACATTGTTTTTGAACGTAAAGACACAAGTGCGTTACACATGCCAGACTTTGTAAAAAGTGCCCACACTCCATTTAACAAGCCCGAAGCAAGATATGTTAGTGCAACAAGTGATTTATATTTGTTTAGTGCTTGGATACCTCATAAAATTACTATGAATAATTCAACAAAAAATAGATACAGCATTAGTTTTAATTACGGATTAGCAACATGAAGGTAGGATTTACTTGTAGTACCTTTGACTTATTACACGCAGGACATTTGATTATGTTGCGTGAAGCTAAAGAACAATGTGATTATCTTATATGCGGATTGCAAGTTGATCCTAGTATGGATAGGAAAGAAAAGAACGCACCTATACAGACTGTAGTGGAACGCTACACCCAATTAAAAGGTGTTGAATATGTGGATGAAATTATTCCATACGGCACAGAAACTGATTTAGAAGACATCCTTAGTATGTACCCAATTGATGTACGTATACTAGGTGAAGAATATCGCGACAAAGACTTTACAGGCAAAGACATTTGTCGTAAGCGTGATATTGAATTACATTTTAATAAAAGAGATCACCGTTTTAGTTCAAGTGATCTTCGGAGAAGAGTTTGTGAATAAATTTATATTTGATGTAGACGGAACACTTACACCTAGTCGTGGATTAATAGATAAAGAGTTTGAACAGTTTTTTGAAAACTTTTGTTTAGCTAATGATGTTTATCTAATTACCGGTAGCGATAGACCTAAAACTATCGAACAAATAGGTGAAAAGATATACAATAGATGTAAACGTGTTTACAACTGTTCCGGTGGTGATGTTTGGGAAGGTAGTAGACAAATTAAAGTAGACAATTGGAAAATTCCTTTACAGGTCAAATCCTGGTTAGAAAATAAACTAGAAGAAAGTAAATTTCCATTACGCACAGGTCTACATATTGAAGAACGATCAGGTATGGTTAATTTTAGTGTTGTAGGGCGTAATGCTACACTAGGTGAACGTAAATTATATGTTCAATGGGATGAAAACAACCTAGAACGCAAACACATTGTGGCACAGTTTAACTTCCGCTTTCCTGAATTAGATGCTAAGGCAGGTGGCGAAACAGGTATTGATATTGCCCCTAGAGGATCAGACAAGAGTCAAATCATTTATGATTTTGATATTGACGATACGTTACACTTTTACGGAGATAGAATGGATCCACAAGGTAACGACTATCCTTTAAAAAAAGTTTTATGGGAAAGAGGAAACAGTTCTACACACCAAGTAAAGGATTGGAAACATACATGGGAGTTATTAAAATGATAGTATCTAATCCACATCCTGAAATTACAATATATGACGAAGTGTTTGATTGGGATCTAAATAAAAGCATAATGTTAAATTGTACTAAAGTTCCTTACTTTATAGGATGGGAAGATAGTTTTAACGAAAAAGAAAGTTTTTTACACAGTCGTATAACAAAAGATATGTGGGCTAATAGAAAAAGAGATCAAAGTTTAAATGACTTTTTAAACCCTCTTGCTACAAGCGAGCCGTTTGCAGAAATAAACGAAAGTAAGATTGTACAAACTGTAGTAAACTGTGATACAACATATGATTCTCACACCGTTCATACACATAACAATCAAGATGTTATATTGTATTATGTGAATAATGAATGGAAAGATGGTTGGGGAGGAGAGACATTCTTTTACGATAGCCACGGAAAAGAAATAATATACACTTCTCCATATACTCCAAATAGGATGATAAAGTTTAATGGTGAATTAGTACATAGATTTAACGGTCCAAGTAGAATTGGTCCTAAATTTAGATTCTCTATTTCAACATTTATAGAAAAGGAAACAAAATGAAAATTATGTTAACGGGACATAGAGGCTTTATAGGAAGTAACTTGTTACGAAAACTGACTAAAGATCATAGTGTAGTTGGATTTGATCTACAAGACGGACAAGACTTATACGACATTGAACTTAAAGAAGAATTTGATTTAATTATACACCTAGCAGGTAAAAGTGGAGTACGTGAAAGTATTAACGACCCTGCAGGATACTGGCGTAATAACGTAGAAGTAAGTAAACGCTTGTTTGCACGTTATCCTGACACAAGAGTGCTTTATGCAAGCTCTAGTAGCGTCTATGAGCCCGATTTAAACCCTTATGCAGCATCTAAGTATTGTATGGAAGAAGCTGCAGAACGTTATCCTAATACATTAGGTATGCGTTTTCACACTGTATATTCAAGTACGCCAAGACCAGGTATGTTTTTACAAAAACTTATCGATAACGAACTAGAATATACAACAACACATTACAGAGACTTTATACACATTGAAGATCTTTGTAATGCAATACAGCTATGTATGAATAGTAAATATTTAGGTACCATTGATATTGGAACTGGACATCCTTATAAAGTGTCAGACTTTGCTCCAAATGTTCCTGTCCGCCTAAATACCCCATATGAACGCAATTGGACTTGTGCTAGTATGGAAAAAATTAAGTCACTTGGCTTTAAACCTAAATATAGTGTAGAAAACTACTTGACTTCTTTGACAAATGATAATATAATAAAACTTGAAATAGGAGAAACTTTATGAAAGACATTTTACAAGACATCGTTGCACACACACATTCACTAGGCTTTTTAGCTTTAGTAAAAGTAAGTAATGATGAAGCAACAGCTATTGACTCAATGGCAGAAGATCGCTCAGTTATTTTAAGTGCGGCAACACATGCACCTGTAGCAGAGTTTACAGGTACGTTTGGTATGCCTAACTTAGATAAGTTAGCACTACATCTAAAAAATCCTGAGTATCAAAAAGATGCTAAGATTGATGTAGTACAAGCAGAGCGCAACGGAGAAACTATTCCTACGCATATTCACTTTGAAAATGCAGCTGGCGACTTTGAAAACGATTATCGCTTTATGAACAAAGCTATTATTGAAGAGAAGTTGAAAACTGTTAAGTTTAAAGGTGCAAGCTGGGCTGTAACATTTCAACCAAGTATGGCAAGTATTGCACGTATGAAGTTAATGAGTGCGGCGCATACAGAAGAGCCTACGTTTAATGTTAAAACTACAGACAGTAACTTAGTGTTTAGTTTTGGTGATGCAAGTACACACGCAGGTGAGTTTGTATTCCAACACGGTATCGAAGGCACACTTGCACATACATGGAGTTGGCCAGTAGCACAAGTACAAGCAATCTTAGGCTTAGACGGTGATGCTACAATGAGCATTAGTGACCAAGGTGCTATGATGATTAGTGTTGATAGTGGTATGGTCAAATACGATTATATTCTTCCAGCGCAGAGCAAATAATGAATAAGGATTTAACAGCGACACAGAACGACTACGCACACTTTTTGCCAGCATTGAGCGGCTTCTATGCAACATATGTAGGTAAGCAACGCTTTCCTGATCCTGTTAAAGGTCCTTACATTGAAGATAATCGTATTCCTGCTAATTGGAATAGTGGTGTAGAAAGTCTTAACTATCTTAATGCAAAAGAAGGAGCGTTCACTTATAAGTGGACACTCTATTCTGCAGGACATGCTGACTTAGATACAAATAAGATTGTGCCTAAAGAAGATATGGTGCGTAATAGAGATAGAGAAAACACTTGGTTACTAGGTGACTCAGGTGGCTTCCAAATTGGTAAAGGTGTTTGGGAAGGCGATTGGAAAGATCCTAATTGTCCTAAAGCACAAAAGAAACGTGATGGCGTTCTACGTTGGATGGACGCATATATGGACTATGGAATGATACTTGATATTCCAGCCTGGGTAGCACGTTCACCAGAAGGTGCAAAAGCAACAGGCATTAGTACATACGAAGAAGCTGTAAAAGCAACACGCATTAACAACGACTATTGGATGAAGCACAGAACAGGTGCTTGTAAGTTATTAAATGTTTTGCAAGGTGAGAACCATGCAGACGCTGATGACTGGTACGAGCAAATGAAAGACTATTGCGATACAACTAAGTATCCTGACACACACTTTAATGGGTGGTCAATGGGTGGACAGAACATGTGCGATGTGCATTTGGTTCTTAAACGCATAGTTACATTGCATTATGATAACCTACTACAACAAGGTGTACACGATGTAATGCACTTCTTAGGCACATCTAAACTAGAATGGGCTACATTACTTACAGACATTCAGCGTGGTATACGCAAGTATTACAATCCTAATATGATGCTTACATTTGATTGTGCTTCTCCTTTCTTAGCAACCGCTAACGGACAAGTATACATTCAAAATGAAACTCCTGATAGAGGCAAGTGGACATATAGAATGGTACCTAGCATTGATGATAAGAAGTATGCAACTGACACACGTACATTTAAAGATGCTGTATTACAAGACGGAATATTTAAAAACTTTGAAGATTCGCCTGTTACAAATGGTATGCTTGTAAAAGATGTTTGTGTTTATAAGCCAGGCGACCTAAATAAAATAGGCAAAGAAGGAAAAACATCATGGGATAGTTTTTCATATGCGATTCAAATGGGTCATAATGTATGGAGTCATATTAATGCAGTTCAAGAAGCAAACAGACAATACGACAATGGAGTTATTCCAAAAATGCTTGTACAAGAGCAATTTGACAGGATTCTATTTAGAGATGTTGTGGAAGAAATATTCTCAAAGACTACAAAAGAAGAATCATTAAAAGTAATTGATCAGTATTCGAAGTTTTGGATGGCAATTCCGGGTACACGAGGTGCTATAGGTAAAAAGACTGTTAATTCTAGCACACACTTTAATGCATTGTTTGATTTTCAAGAACCTGTAGTTAGTGAAGAAGAATTAGATGAAACCAAGTTGGAGGACCTAGAAGATGAGCAACTACACGGAGCAACACGATAAAATAGCTGTGCATTTACAAGAATTATATAAAAAACACAGAACACTTGACGAAGAGATAAAAGTGTTGTATAATAAGTTTGAACCTGAGCAAATACTTAATAGAATGAAAACACAGAAACTTTGGCTTAAAGACGAAATACATAGGCTAGAAACAGAACTTAAACAACTAGGATAAACATATGTTAATTGAAACATCATACAAAGACGGCGACACAATTAGTTTTAAAACTGTTGCCGGAGAAGAAATTGTAGCACGTTTAGTAAAAAAAGACGCTACACACATTATAGTAAAAAAGCCAATGGCACTTACAATGACCAAAGACGGATTAGGAATGGTGCCGTTTACATTTACTGTAAGTCCTAATACTGATCTCGAAGTAAACTTAACTACTATTGTTTTTATTGCAAAGACTGAAAAAACAATGGCTGATCAATATATTGAATCAACAACAGGGATTAAACTAAAGTAATGAAACGTGATTATGAAAGTGGCATAAGTGATACTCCTATATTCTTTACAGGCGTAGAAGTCGAAAAAACTCCTGCATTTGGAATGAAAACATTATTTGTTACAGGTGTACAACCTTGTGAAGTTATTCAGAAACATTACGAAGAAGAACAATGCGAACATATCTTCTTTGGTGCTAACCATTCTTACAAACCGGAAAAACTTAATGAGTACGATGCTTGGGACAATATGATCAAAGCATTTCTAACAGCAGGAAAACTTTGTAGCTTAGATATTCCTATTGATCAAGCAGAAGTGTTTCTCGATAGCGGTCTTACTGAATATGAAAATTTTATTCCACAACTACGCATTCCATTGCCTTATGCTAAATTGTGGAACTACAACACTATGATTAAGATTGATGATAAAGATTTTAAGGCAACTAACCCAGGTGTTTGGTGTCATAGTCTACATGACCTAATGGATAGAGATAAGTTCACAGACTGGTCAAAATATGGATCTGATAAAGTTGTAAAATGAATATTGTAGTCGCTGGATGTAGTTGGAGTGCAGGATGTCCTGAACAGCCATACTCTTGGGTAGAAGCTCTGTCAGAAATAATGCCACAACATAACTTCTACAACTATGCATACCCTGGCAACAGTCTACTTACAAGTTTACATTTATTAGAGATGGCAAAAGAACAAGTAGATGTCGAAAAAGTAATCTTTCAATTAACAACTCCTACTAGATTAAGTTTTGCATTAGACATTGATCGGTTAGATGTAAACTATTACCAAATTTCGGACAACTATTATAGTATTCCAAAAGAACTAGAAATGGTTGCTCTTACACCCGGTGCTGTTTTTGACAATATGTCAAGTGATAATGAATTTATTAAATTTGGTAAAATGTACTACAAATACTTTAGTAATGATTATTATACTGACATTAATAGCAAAGCATTAATTAATCTTATTCAAACACAATCGCATATACAGTTTTTTCATACTACTCCTAGATACAACTATCCATTTCCAATAATAGAAGATATGTTAAACTTTAATGACTATGTTATTGATAATGGTAAGCATTTTAGTGTAGAGGGTGCAAAAAAACAAGCAAAAATAGTAGAAAAATGGTTAGAAAACAATTGACAACACAACTAAAAGAAGGTATACTAGTACTATGAATGAAGTTACAATAGAAGACAACAATCCTAAAAGCGAACGATATTATGATTATATGGGACGTAGGATGAGAGAAGAGGATATGATAATGGCAAAAGAAAACGCTGTAAAAAATGCAGAACGAAGTATTTGGGTTACTTTTAACAAAGAAGGTGTACATATGTACCCTGGTGCTGACACAGACCCTAAACTAGCAACCGGCGATTGGGATGACGTATCATTCCTTGGTATTCCACATCGTCATATTTTCCACTTTCGTGTTCGTATACAAGTATTTCATAACGATCGCGACATTGAGTTTATCCAGTTCAAACGCTGGATGCAACGACTCTATGACGTTGAAGGCGTACTAGAGCTTAACCACAAGAGCTGTGAAATGATTGCAGATGACTTGTATCAAGAAATTTCTACAAAGTACCCAGGCCGATTTGTAGAAATCAGCGTAGCTGAAGATAATGAAAACGGCTGTTCCATTTATTACCCGAAACCCTAAATGCTAATAAGAGAGAGAAACTTACAATGGCAATTGAATTTAATCGTGAAGCGTATACTAAGGTTTTCAACGACTTGGATAAATTCCGCGACTACTGTCGCTTTGAAGGTAAGGTCTTTGATGAAAAAGATCTTTATAAGAAAGATGCATTTGTATGGATTGCATACAATAAGCATCAAGGATGGTTACGTGCAAAAGCTCGTAACTTAGGAAAAAACTTTAATAATAGGAAGAAGTAATGACTATCTATATTGTAGACATCGAAGCAGTTGACACACGCTATACTAAACAATGGAAGCAATTTCTTCCAAGTCAAATGCAACGAGCTACAAATGAAGATGTTGTTGTTATAAGCGGCGGAGAAGTACCTCAGGCAACAACGCCTGGGGCTTTTCTTAATTTTGCAGGAACAAATAACTACAAGTCTCAACAAATGTTAGAGATCAGTAGAATGTTTGCTAACGGTGAAATTAAAAACGGTGACTACTTTTTATACACTGATGCATGGAACCCTACTGTCATACAATTAAAGTATATGGCAGAGCTTCTAGGTGTTGAAGTTATTATTGGCGGTATGTGGCATGCAGGCAGTTATGATCCGCAAGACTTTTTAGGAAGACTTATTGGTGATGCTGACTGGGTAAGACATGCTGAACAAAGCATGTATGAATGTTTTGACGATAATTACTTTGCAACACAATTCCATATTGATTTATTTGCAAAGGCATTTAACATGAATGATGAAAAAAATCATCGTGTAGGATGGCCTATGGAATATTTACACCATAGTCTTCAACAATATAAAGGTATGGAAAAAAGAGATATTATACTCTTTCCGCATCGTGTTGCTCCTGAAAAACAGGTTGAAATTTTTAGAGATCTTAAAACTCAGTTACCACAATACGAGTTTATTGTGTGTCAAGAACAAGAACTTACTAAGAACGAATACCATAATATGTTAGGCGAAGCTAAGATGGTGTTTAGTGCTAACCTACAAGAAACACTTGGCATTAGTTGGTACGAAGGAGCATTAGTTGATACTATTCCTATGGTGCCTGATAGGCTAAGCTACAGTGAAATGGGCTTGGATGTATTTAAATACCCAAGTGCATGGACTGAAGACTATGACGCATACTTGCATAATAGAGACAAAGTAGTTGCACAAATTATAGAGTACATGGAAAACTACGATGACTTCCTTCCTAATATTAATAAACAAGTTACTAAACTTAACAAAGAGTTTTTTAGCGGTAAAAAGTTATATAGGGTGATTGCCGACGGGGAATAACAAGGAGATATAATGCAACATACAATACAACAATTAATGGATAAAGTAAGTGCAATGCACGGAATCGCTGTTCAAGCACATCGAGAAAAGTATAAAAAAGCACCAGGTGAAAAATATGATACAGCACTGGTTACACATTTAGTAGAACAAATACAAGCTATGGCCGGAGATATATACAATGATAAAACTCCGCATCCAAAA